GCTCGTCCGCCGTGGCGATGGCGGGGAAGTCCACTACGCGCCAGTGGTCGCCCTCCCCCCGTGCGGCGGCCTCAAGCAGCCGCCCTGAGAGGTCAGCCATGTGCCAGCGAGTGTTGATGATGAGCACCCCTCCACCGGGCGCGAGGCGCGTGTACAGCGTGGACGTGTACCAGTCCCAGACGTTCTGGCGGATGGTCGGGGAATCGGCGGACGCCCGGTCCTTGAACGGGTCGTCGACAATGACGATATGCCCGCCCATGCCCGTGATGCCGCCGCCCACGCCAGCGGAACGGTAGCAGCCGGCGTGCCCCACCACCTCGAAGATGTCCGAGTTGCGGAGGTATGAGCCGTTCCCCACGGTGCGGATGTTCTTGCCGTACAACGCTGTTCCCGGGAAGAGTTCACGGTATTCCGGGCTGTCGATGACGCGCTGAACGTCGCGGTTCATGCGCGAGGACAGGTCGGCGGCGTAGCTCGTTGAAATGACGGATAGATCGGGATAGCGGCCCAAGGCGTAAGCCGGGAAGCGGCGGGAGGCGAGCTCGCTTTTCCCGTGGCGGGGCGGCATGGTCAGCATGAGGCGCGGGGAACGCCCGGCTACGACATCGGCAAGGAAGGCGTCTAGCTCGGAACAGATTTCCTCATGCACCCATCCCATGCGGTAGCCGGGCATGGTGTAGCGCACGAAGGCCGCGAGACAGCTACGGGCCAGTGCCTTCCGGATATCGGAAAGGATGGCGGGGCTACTCATGATCCGGCGTTTTGAAGGCTTCCTTCGTCAGGCGAAGCAGCTCGTCCGGGGAGAGGTGTGAGAGATCTACCGGACGCTGAGATAGGGAACCGTCGGATGAAGTGTGATCCAAGGCGGTCTTGTCCACGATGCCCCACGCCTTGCGCTCTCCCTCCTGCCGGATCTTGATCGTCTCGGCGGTAATCTTGGCGAGCTTGGCCTTGTCGAAGCTGCCTTCGGACAACGCCTCATCCATAATGGACTGATGCCGATCCCACTCCCGCTGGTGGCGGGTGATGACGGCGGCCTTGGCTTCGGCAGCGCGGTCCAAGGCTTCGGCCTTTTTTTGAGGGTTGCAGCCTGCAACTACGCCCGCAACCTTGGCCTCTGCCATGCGGTTCACGGTGCCGGAAATATCCTGCACCCATCCTTCGGCCCGGATGCGCTTTTGGATGGCCGTCCGGCTCACACCGTACCGCTTGGACAGATCGGACTGGCTCGCCCCTACTTCGTACTCGGCCCGGATGGATTCCCAATCAAATCGTGCCGCCATCGTCGCACCCCCCGTTTGGCCTGCGTTCTTCCTGTTCTCTCAAAAAACTTTCATGCCCTCGTTTCTCCTCTTCCTCGGGCCTCGTACTGTGCGCCAAATCATACTCCCAAGGGGCCCTTTTCCTCTTCAATTGCGGACACCCGTGACCGGTCTGATAGGACACCGGTGGCCGATCCACTCTTCCAGTACTCTTTCCAGAACCGGCAGCCAAAACCGAGGAGCGTCCGGTTGCCGTGGAAGTGAACACCCCGGAGGATATGAGCGCAGCAACGGCCCTGCGCACTGTTCGCACAGACACGCCGCACTCCTGCGCGACGGTTTCCTGCCGCACGCGGATTTTTCCGGTCCGTTTGTCCATGTGTAGGGCGAGCACCATACCTACAAGCTTTTCCGTTGGAGGAAGTTCTGCCTGAAGAAGCTGACGCTGGAGCGCATAGGTGTCCATTCATGCACAGGGCATTCTCAAAACATCCGGCCCACAATGGCACCGATGCAACCGCCAACTCCCGAGAGGGCGGTTATAATGGCGATGGCTGTTGTCCTGCTGCCCTGCCGCTCCCCGCGTTCCCGCGCGCACGTCTCGGCCATAACCGAGATATGATCCTCAAGATCCCGAATGCGTTTTCCATGGTCGCGGAGTTGCGTGAGTATCGCGTCGTCAAGCCGCTGGTTGAGCGCTTCGAGCAATGCCTCAATGCGGGAAAGCCGGGATTCGTGGTCCAGTGTATGCTCCATCAGCTTCCAGCCTCAACGCCCTTGATCCACAGGAGCAGGTTCCCGGCCTCGCCTGCGGGCAGGTGCACCCACTCGCCGGACTCGGTGAACGTCTCGCCCCGGTAGGTGTAGGACCACTCACCCGTCACGACGGCCCCCGGCGTCAGCGGAGCCGGGCTTGTCGCGGCGGTCGGTTCCACCCATCGAGTGCACCCACTCGCCGCCAGCGTCATCACGCACAGCAGCGCGATCAGCCTCGCGGCGTTCGCCGTACCGTTGGCGCAGCCACAGCTTGAGGAGCCCGGCGAGCGATGAAAGGAACTCAAGGACGGCCCGCACATCACTTTCCCGTCACGGCCTTGACTTCGGCCTTCACGGTTTCGGACTTACCGTCCGCCACGGCACCCTTGTTCTGCCCGAAGTGTGCGGCAAGGGCATGGGCCCAGCGGTAGAAGATGGCATAAAGCCCGGTCGGTTCCTTCGGCACGGGCATCCATACGGTGGCCACGGCGCACAGGCCGCACACGGTCATGACCACGCTCAGGGCGGTCACGAGCCACGCCGCGTCGGGATACTGCGCGGAAAGGCTCATCAAGGTCGAAAGGATGAAATCAATCACGGTCGCTTCCATCAGTACTTGCCTCCATGCTGGTAGAACGCCACGTCACGGGGCTTGTCCGGGTCGTTGTCCACATGGATCCACGTCGGAGCCAGCTCGACGCGCCGAAATCCGGCCTCAAGCAGGGCTTGCAGCATGACGAAACGGGAATGGGAATCCACGCAGCGGATATCCACGGCATAGCCGCGAGTATGGGAGGACGTGGGCACGCCGCCGACCGCCTTGTTGTGCTTCGGGCAGCGGTAGGCGGAAGAAAGGGGGAACGGGATGCCCGCCAGATCACGGGCCTCGTCGAGCATCTGGAGCAGGTCGGCGTCCATCTTCTCCATGCCCGCGCCGCACCCGCACTTGCAGCGGAATTCGACCGGGGAGAAGTGGCGCAAGGGAAGAACAGCCATAAAAAATATCCTCCTGCGTCCACTCTCGCACAAGAAAATAGGGGGAGGACACCGTGAACAAGATTCTACAACAGCCGATATTGCTGCTGTGGTTCCGGGTTCCCGCAAAGCTGCTTTTTGAGCCGACGGACGTACCTGGTGGTCACGCCAAGGGCTTCGGCGATGGCGTCCGGCTTCTCCCCTGCTTCCAGACGGGACAGGATACGTCCTTTGAACGGTTCACCACGGCGCAAATTGGGCACGACGATCTGCATCCCCCCAAATTCGGTGCAGAGGGCCGCCATACGCTGCCGACCAAGCAGCTCCAGAAGAAAACCTGTGGGCTTCCGGGGGATAAAGTATGAACGTCCACCGCACTGTGCGCAGAGGATGACCGCCCCCACGTCACCGATGGCCTCTGACAGTTCGAACTGGCTCACCCACACGTCACTCATGAGCACCAACCTTGTGTTCCCCAAGCCATAGCCGCAGTGCGGTCACAGCTACATCGAGGGCTTCGTCGCGGATACGCTCCGGAGTTTCGTGCTCAACGGCGTATACAAGCTCACGGTACTCCTCCCCGATAACGCCGAGCGCATGGTATTTGCCCTCCGCGAAAACAGGGTGCTTCCCGCGTGCTTCCGACAGCCGCTGCATGAGTGCCGCAAGAGCCTGTTCACCAAGTATCGTGATGTCGATGTTATGCACTGATAGCCTCCCTGTGCGCGTCAAGCTCGTCGGTATAAGCGCATACGCCGTACCCGAGATGAGTTGCCCTATCGCAATCGTGGACGGGGTAGGCGTAGCGGATCATGAGCAGGCGACTAATTCCGGTGTACTCCGTAATGCGCTTCCAGCCGAGCAGCAATTTCCGTTCATTCATTGCGCTTCCTCCTGTGTGTACACGGCTACCTCCCAATGCGGGACGGCGGCGTAGCGTTTTGAACAGCGTAGGGCCACCACCTGCTTATCATCCCCCCAGAACCCCGCGCGCGTCATGGCGTCTTTGAGCTGCTTCGCCATGTTGTCGAGGTCCGGCTTCTTCGTATGGGCGATTTCGCCGCGTAACATGGCCTCTCGTTGTTTTTTCGGGGTCGACGCAGGTATCGGCATCCCCGCGATAAATTCGAGCGCGAGAGGGCCTTCCAGCGGCTTTTTTGGGGTGCACGCAGAAAGGAGATCGTCAAGCACGGCTTCCGCGCTCTTCTGCCCGGCGGACTTGTAGGCCACGCTGTGCCCGCAACGGACGGCGTGCCGGACTCGGGCCTGTGCCGTGGGCGTGCAGTTCAGGACAAAGCGGTAGGCTGTCACTGCTCCATCCCCAACGCCCGGAGATGGGCAAGCTGTTCGTTCAAGGGCATATCCGGCCTTCCCTGCTTCCGGGCGTCCATCTTCCCCCGCAGGTTGGCGAGAATCTTCGCGCACCAGTCGGCGCCCTCTTCGCAACGCTCATCGAACGTCTTTGTTTGCTCAGGAAGTGCCAGTGCATCGGCCTGCGCCGTTTCTCCCCGCCGCAATTCGTCGCAATGTGCCCAGATGTCGGCCACAGTCGGGAAGTAAGCCGAATTGCGGCGGTATTGCTTCACGGCGCGTTCCACGGTTTCGGGCGAGAACTCCGCGAGGTCTTCGGCCCAATCCTCAGCCAAAATTTGCAACTGTGCTGGCGTCCTACCTGCTTGCGGGTAATGCAGCGCCAGATTGACCAGCAGTTGAAGCGTGAAGTCCGGGTTGTGCATGTTGAGCCCTCCTTGCCTGTAAAAGCATTTTCGCCATGTCGTCGTTGTCCTGTACCCGCTGCTGCGCTACGGTAGCCACCCGGGGCCGCGCCTGTTCGCCGTTGCCGCCCTGCTCAGCGGGTTCGGGCGGCTTTCGCAGCCAGTATTCCCGCTTGAGGAAATTTGCCGCCGTGGGGATATATCTGCCACCCTGCCGCTTCCATGCCTCGGAGTCCTCCCACTGCCCTAGAGCGTCGAGGATGCGAGGCAAGCCGGGAAGAGCACGGTTGGACTCAAGGGCTACCCATTCGCCCGCGGCTTCGCTCCTGCCTCCCCGGTGCTGTTCCGGGAACGCCTCGAAGAACTCGTCAAACGCCAACGAGGGCTGACGAGAAAGGACGGCTTCCGGCTCTGGATTTTCCGCCGGGCGTTCAACGCGCGCGTGCGCGTTAAGCACACTCTCTTCTTTTACGTTTGGAGTAGGAGAAGGAGCAGGAGTAGAACGATCCGTACTACGTTCGTTCAACGCCGTATCTACGTTCGTATTACGCCGTATGTACGGCGTACCATCGGCGTACATACGATACTCTTCCTGCGTAAGTCCCTTCACTCCATCATCACGCATAGATTTAGCTATCTCGGGGAATTTTCTTGCAAAACGAGAAAGCCTTGCGGCATCGCTACGGGTATCGGCTTCACTTGCCCACGGGTTATGTTCCTGCCAATCGTGCAGGGTGTACCCGTCAGGGCTTTCGTCAATCCACATGCCAAGGCAGGTGTCGAAAAATTTCCGTTCTTCACCCTGCCAGTCCGCTGCAAGTTCGACGTCCTCCCAGTCCATGCCGGAAAGGTCCCCGTTCGGGCGATTCACAGCAGCCCACGCCCACAGAACTTGCAGGGAGCGTATCCCCTCAAGCCCCAGACGGCGGGCAGTCTTCTTTGTCTTCGGGTGTTGCCAGAACCCGACGGATAACCTGATATCACTGTTCATCACGCCACTTTTCCCTTGACGGAACGCCCTGTTACGGGCATACTCATCTTGTCGTTTCGATGAATCCGCATGTTTCATCCCCCTTTGGCCCTCTGGGAGAACAGGGGGCCTTTTCTTTTGCCTTCACATGATCCGTAAATCTTTTCTGCGCCTGTCGGGAAACCAGCCATCCAAGACGCCCCATCCCCACCACACGGCGATGACGGACGCAAACGGGGCGCAGTTTCTTGCTTCGCCGAACCGCAGTCTCCCGGCGATAAAACGCAGGTCGGCCTTTCCGTTCACGTGTTCCTGCCACCATCGTGTTTCGGGGCGGGCAGGGAGAAGCCCGACGACCAACGCGCCATGTTCCGCTTCCCTGTGGGCCTTCTTGACCCACGGTCCGATCTCGCGACCGTAGGGCGGGTTCATCCAGCATCGCTCTCCACCCCACGATTGACCAAGTCCATCCAGTTCTCGCGTAAAGTACCGCTTTACCTTTGCGTTCTTGTCACTCGCGCACACGTCAAGCGTGAACTGGAACCGCTTGTCCAGAGCGTCAAAAAGCTCTTGCGGAGTAGACCAATCGATTGATTTGCTTGAAAACAAGACACTATCGTTCATTCTGATCCTTCAAGTTCTACTTCAACAATGTCCGGCCTCTTCTCGCAGTACAGGCGGCAGAAGTTCACGTCTTTGACGAACCCGTTTCGAGACGTCCACGCCGGGACTCCGTACTCTTTCGACCAGTCAGCAAAGCACAGGACGCGCCGCCCATCACGGTGAAGCCGACCGTGAAGGCATGGGCCCGGCCCTACCAGTCCCATTCCATCCCCCCGGATCTTCTTCCGTGAAATTCGTATGAGGGAAGCCCCTCAGCGTCGGATCCTTTACGCAACTTTTCCCAGCATTGAGGGCATCTGTAGTCAGTGATCCACCGCCCACAGCTCTTGCCGGCAACCCCCGCGCACAGATGCTTTCCCTTGCGGGGGTCTGCCTTGGCTGCGCTTTTTTTTGCGAGATACGCTTCCCGGCTCAAGCCGCTTTGCGCTGCGCTGGCACAGATGCGGGAGCAAAAACGCGGGTTCTTGCGGTTGAGGGGATTGAACTCCTTTCCGCAGCATTCGCACTTGGCCTCTTTTTTCTGGGTGGCGGCAATCTGGCACTCCTTCGAGCAGTACCTTGCCGAATGCTCGCGGCTGGGAGTCACATCAAACATCCGACCGCACTGTTGGCAAATCAGGATCGGCATTCTCCCTTCCTCCCTTCATGCTGCACAGCCGTCTCCGTTTCCATCAGGTCGATGATCAGGGCCCCCAACAGCTTTGCCCGCACCTTCTGCGGCGCATTCCTACGTATGGCCCTTTGCAGGTCTGCAAGACGCTCCACATCATCGAGCTGTTCGCCTTCCACGCCCTTGTCAGGTTCCGCACACATCGGAAGAAGCGAAAATCCGAGATCCGCCGCAAGAAGCTGGAGGGCGGACACGTCGCCCGTTTGATGCATGATGAACGCAGCCTGTTCCAACCCGAGCTTGACGGACGTGCGGTCGGCGTAGGGATTGAGGACATTGCCGAGACTCGACGGAGCCATATCCATTTCCGCCGCCATTGCTCGGACGCCGCCGGGATACTTCTTCACCGCCGTCTGTACGGCTTCGATAACGTGTTCAAGTGTGGGGATTGTCATCATTTCACCGTTCATTCTGTTTGTGTGCCGCCCTATTCTGGGGGGCATGGAACTTGTTCACCTACTCCTCACCCTGCGCGGCCCTGTCTGGCGCGTCCGCATCCTGTCCGGCGGCGTCATCCGCTGGAAGTGCTACCGCGCCGAGGACTACCCCACGCCGGAATCCGTGGCCCGGCGGTGCGCGGAGGGGCTAGTCTCTGGGCATGAAAACGACAAGCATGACGAGCCCCACGGCAACGGCGAGGAAAAAGTTATTCAGCATGGCTCACCTCTTCGAGTTCGGTGGGAGTGCTGGGGGCGGCTGGAGGCCATAGGTCGGGCCTGAGCTCGGAACGGGGAATGCCCAAAATGCTCTCGTAAAGTAGCGCAGAGCGTACGCCAACATTCCTATCACCTTTATATTGTTTATAAATAGTTTGATATGGTGCACCAAGCCGTGCGGCTAGGGCACACGTTAGGCCGCGCCTTTCAAATGCTTCTTTCAGGTTATTCATAAAACTATTTTATACAATAGTAAACAATATTGCAATACTTTTATACTTATGCAGATTTGACAAATGTATAAAAATCATGTTTTAAATAACACTATGAAATCTCTACTCGATTCTGCTCTGGCTGCGATTCAGGGCTACATTGAAAAAAATCACGATGGGAACGTGGCTTCAGCGGCTAGGTCGCTCGATGTTAGCGTTCCCACTCTTCACACTTGGCTGAAAGGCACTAGGATACCTAGTTTTAGTAAAATGGCTCCTTTATTAGAAAAAATAGGTGCATATATTGTCAGCCCTGATGAAAAAGACATATCTCGAGAAGTCTGTTTCGTTGATGCTAAGGTAGCCCCAGCCGGAGAAGACCTTCCCCCTCCCCCGGATGAAGATTATCTTGCTGTCCCTCTGGTCGAAGAGGTCGGGGCTGGCCCCGGTATCATTCCACAAGGACAACTTATCTCATGGTTCCTTGTCTGGCGTCACCAACGAGCAATTCAGCATAAACGCGACCTTATCGCCGTTATGCTCGGTAAGCACTCCACATCTATGGTTCCCACACTCAAGCCGCAAGACATCGTGCTTGTGGATCGTCAGGACAGGGACGTGATGAACTTCAAGGGAAGAATTATGCTTGTCCTCGATCCGTTCGATGGTAGCGGAAAAATAAAACGTGTGGCGGCCGAAAACCAACCAAAAAAGCGCGACTACCGTATCACATACTATTCAGATAATGCCGCCGAGAATCCCCCCGAGGTCTACAGCCTGATGGAAGACTTCGATGGCGACTGGAACAAGTCCATCGTCGGGCGCGTCGTATGGGCGTGGAGTGACGTGAGCTGCAAATAGCTCCCTATGAGTACATAGAAACCGCCCTCACCGTATTTAGCCGTCCACATCGCTATAATAGGCAAGCCGTTAGCTAAGATATCTTCCAGCATTCCTCAGGCACCTCACGAGGAGGGGCTTTTTGTGGCCGCCAAGCGTGACCGCCGATGTCTTCATGGTGTCGGCGGTTATTGTTTTATCTTGTATTTATGCTTTTGTAAATTTACACTGGACAAAGTATTCTACATTTGTATATTATGACTTCACAACGAACGGGGAAGGCGAGTGGCGCGGCAAAGGCCCGCTGAAAGCTGGAACCGGACGGAGGAAGCCCCAACAAGTACGAGCACGGCAAGCGCAAGCCTTTGGGAGCGGGAAGCACGCGACGGCAGGAAATGGGGTGATGTGAAGACAGGCCGCGTAGGGACGGCGGGACGGAAAAGCGCGTGTACAGCGTGCAGGATGAGACATCCACCGACAAAGACGGGGGCCGAGCCGACCAACAGGGCCCACGGTTACGACACAAAGATCGGGCCGTGAAACGTGATGAAATACGAATTTCTACATCCGGGCGGTCAGTTGACTTTCTGACAATTCACCGCCCCGTATGAGAGGGAGCGCGAGAAATCGTACTCCCGCCCCATGCTAGAGCGTGGATAAGGTGCGAGGTGTGGCTAAGTTCGGTTGGGCAGGGCGACGCGAGGCAAGGTACTGCAATGCAAAACAATGCAAGGAGCTTTTATGTTTAACATTCATGTGACTATCGAGGGAACGACTCCCCTCCTCATGAACCGTTTCAATGAAGAAAACGAGGTTAAGGTTTCCTCCGGGGTGTCCAAGGTTGCCGTAGGCACCAAGGGGACGCCGAGAGAACAGGCTGAAAAGAAGGCTTACAAGGATTCCGATGGGATGCTGTATATCCCCGGACCAAACATCTTCGCTTGCATCATCCAAGCCGGGAAATACCACAAGAACGGGAAATCCAAAGTCACGACGCTCAAAAGCAGCCTGATCCCTGCGGGTATGGCCCTGAGCGAAATCGTCTGTCCGCTCGGCACAAAGGATTTTGAGGTGGACAGCCGCAGCGTGGTCATCCCCGCTACCGGGGGTCGCATCATGGCGCATCGTCCGCGCCTCGACGAATGGAGCCTGAGCTTCACCCTCGAAGTTGACGAGGACATGTTCTCAGCAGAGTTCGCCCGCCTTGTGATTGACGACGCGGGCCGCAAGATCGGGTTGGGAGATTTCCGCCCCGACAGGAAGGGGCCGTTCGGCAAGTTCGTCGTCACCGGATGGAAGGTCATCAAGGAAAAGTCGGGACGGGCTGCGTAGAGAAAATCTTCCTCAAGGAAAGGCTGGGCTAGGCACGGCGGGGCGGGGCGAGGCTTGGCTGGGCGAGGCTATGCATAGCAAGGCAAGGTTACCAGAGGAGCCGGGAGTGTCCCGGCTCCGAACGGTATCCTTGAAATACCATGTGTCTCACACCGGGTATGGCAGTGCGGTGTGCGGCGCGTACAGCACAGTGTTGTGTGGCTCAGTAACGCCATGCGCAGTTTGGTAGGGCTGTGCATAGCGAGGCAAGGTGTGCGCGCCCCGGCGGGGATTGGCCCCGTCGGGTGCTTGCCTTGAATCATCGAAGCCCGGAACCAACCGGGCTTTTTCATTGGTTCTGGGACTCCGGAACGAACTTTAACCAAGAGGATACAGCCATGCGTAACCCCTACGAATATGAACCGGAAGATGAGCCCCGCGTATGCGCCACCTGCGCCCGCTACTTCGAGAGCGACCAGCTGTGCAATATCTCTTCGGACATGGTGAAGGCCATCAATGAACGGTTCGGCATCATGCTTGCCGATGCCGAGGTTGCCATCGACCCGAAGAAGATCACCGACTGCGAGGGATGGGTAAGCGCAGAACTTCACGATAGGTACGCGCTGTATCGGGACAAGTTGGAAAAGAGGAGGAACGCGGCATGAACGGCACCATTTTCTGCCCGCACTGCAAGCTCAAGTACGACAAGGCCGTGAGGCTCAGAAGACACCGCGACTTCTGGATCTGCTCGTCCTGCGCGGAATACTACACCGCCGAAACGCTGGTCACGGCGTGCGAGAACGCCGCACGGTCGTTTCTGGCAAAGGCCAACTACCTTAAAATCATGGCACGGAGGGCGGCGGCATGAAGATCGACATCTGGAAAAGGCCGTGGCTGGCGGTGCTCCTCCTGTTCCTCTGCTTTCTGCTCGTGGGCTATTTTGAGCGGCAGGATCAGGAACTCTTTGAACGAATGGCCCCGTTCACGGAGGCAATGCGATGAACTGGACGGACGACGCCTACAGCGACGAACACGGCCCTTGGACGGACGAGGAACTCATGATCGCGGCGGGCAATGCCGCCTTTGCGCGGAACCGGCGCAAGCACACGGAAACGGAAGAAGGCGGGGAGTAAGTATATGTGCGATACCCATAGCGAACAGATCAACGAACTGGCAAAGGCCCTTGCCGCCGCGCAGGGAGAGCTTGAGCCCGCAGAAAAGAACGCTACGGCAGCCATCGGGGAAAAGGGGAAACTCTCGCGTAAATACGCTGACTTGACGGCGATGATCGATGCCGTCCGCAAGGTGCTCCCGAAGCACGGCCTTTCCATCGCGCAGATTGTTCTCCCTACTGAGGGAGTCGCGCACGTCAGGACCATGTTGATGCACGAGTCGGGGCAATGGCTGGCATCGGAATGCAGGATGCCATACGACAATACAGGCTCCAAGAACACTGTGCAGTCAATGGGCAGCGCCATCACCTACGCCCGGCGCTATTCCCTTTCGGCGCTGGTCGGCGTGGTGGCCGACGATGATGACGACGGGGAAGGCGCATGGAGGCGGGACGACGACCGGGAACCGCCCCGGCGTAACGCCCCCGAGCCCGCCCCGCAGTCCAAGCCCGAGCGCGTGGATCTCGCCGCCCTCGCCAAGGAGTTGAGCGAAGTGCGGGACGGTACGGGGTTCGTCGCCTGTTACAACCGCCATCGGATTACCGAGGGACACCCTGACTACGAGGCGGTCAAGAACATGTTCGGCAAGAAGCGCCGGGAAATCGAGGCCAAGGCCGAAGCCGAAGCCGGAACCCCGCCCGAATTCGTGCCGCTGGACGCCGTGATCGCCGCCTTTGAAGCGGCGGAAACCGTAACCGCGCTCAAGGAGGCGGCAACCCGGCTCGGCATCCCGGAAAACCACCCGGACAGTGGGGCCATCTACGCCGCCTACCGGGAACGGCAGCGCAAGATCGAAGCGCAGGACAAGGAATGCGCCGCGTAACAACAGCCCCGCCCTGATAATCAGGCGGGGCTTTTCTTTCCCTCAGCAGGAGATTGTATGAGCAGCCTCAACAAGGTGATGATCATCGGAAGGCTCGGGCGCGATCCCGAGATGCGCTACACCCAGGCCGGAAAGCCCGTATGCAGCCTGAACGTGGCTACGGATGAGGGCTACACCAACGACCGGGGCGAAAAGGTCGACAAGACGGAATGGCACAAGGTCGTCTTCTGGGACCGGCAGGCCGAAACCTGTTCGCAGTACATCGCCAAGGGGAGCCTCGTGTTCGTCGAGGGCAGGCTCTCCACCCGCAAGTATCAGGACCAGCAGGGGCAGGATCGCTACGTCACCGAGATTCAGGGGCAGCGCGTCCAGTTCCTCGACCGCAAGGGGGACGGCGACGGGCAGCAGGGCCGACAGGGAGGCGGACGCCAGACACAGGGGCGGCACTCCGCGGACTATGAAGACCTCGGCCCCGCGTTCCCTTCCGAAGCCTCCGGCCTCGATGACGTGCCTTTTTAGCAAAAACCAATAGGATAGGAATATGGCACAGACCGCAGAAATTCTGGAAGCCCTCCCGCCCGCGCAGGAGCAACCCGCCGGGCTCGCCCTGCTGGACCTGAACGTCACCGCGACGCCGCTGGTCATCACATGGGACAAGGACGCCGTGTCCACGCTGTTGGATGCCGTCCTAGCCCAGTATGCGGGGCTGGAGGTACAGGAAGCCGACGTGCCCGCCATCAAAAACGAAATGGCGGGGCTGAACAGGCTCAGGGAACGGATGGACAACGCCCGGAAGGACATCAAGAGGCGGATTGCCGGGCCGCTGGACGGGTTCGACGCCGAGGTCAAGGCGCTGATCGCCCGCATCGTGGATGCCCGCACCGCGCTGGACACGCAGGTCAAGGACTTCGAGCGGCGCGACCGTGAAGGCCGACGCGCAGCCGTCCAGTTTACCGTCGACAACATCAAGAGCTGTGAAGGCGTGCCGGAACTGGACATCCCCATCAACCCCTCATGGCTGAACAAGTCCACGCGGCAAGCCGAGATCCACGAGGATATCAAACGGATCATCGCCGCATACAAGCGGGAGTGCGAAGAAACCCGCCGGATGGAACAGGCCAAAGCCGACCGCATCGCGCTGGTGGAGGCCACGGCAAAGGCTCAGGCGGAACAACACGGTTTCGCGCTTCCCCTCTCGAAGTTTGCGGCCTGCCTGACGCCGGACATTTCCGGAGAGGACGCCGCGGGCATCATCGGGCAGGTGTATGCGGCGGAAGCCAAGGCCCGCGAAGAGAGCAAGCCCGCCCACGTCGTCAAACCTGCGGAACCGCGCCCCGATTCGTTCATTGAGCAGGAGGAGGGCTTTCCCTTCGCCCCGCCCGTGAACGTGGCTTGTACCCTGACCCTCAGCGTCAAGTACGCGCCGAAGTATGAGGACACCGTACAGGAGGCGCTTGCCCTGCTCCGCACGGTCGGCGTGGTCACTGTCTTCTAACCTTCCGGCGCCCACCTCCCGCGCCGTCCCCATAGAGCCAGCCGGGGGGCATGTACCCCGGCACAATGCCAATCCGCCCGCGTAACAACGGGCTTTCTTTTTATCCAACCCAAAGGAGAAAGAGCCATGAGCAGCCCTCTCGACATGCGAACCATGAACAACGGCGGCGTGGTCGAAGCCGTCAACATCGCGCTTGCCAAGGTCGCGGACAACATAGCGGACGTGAACACGCCGCCGGACAAGCCCCGCACCGTCACCCTCAAGATTACCTTCAAGCCTGACGAGAGCCGGACGCTGATCGCATCCAAGGCGGTCGTGACGACCAACCTCCAGCCGCAGGAGCCGCAGACGATCCCGGTCGTGCTCGACAAGCTGGACGGCGCGCCCATGCTGTTCGAGTCCTTCACCGACAACCGCCCCGACCAGTACCGTTTTGACGGCACGTCTCCTACGGAACTCAGGGGTAATGGCAGCGTGACCGTGAACGTAACCCCGTTCAAGAAGGCTGAGGAACATCCCATCAACCAGTAACAAAAGGAAAAAATCACATGGAAATCAACCGTATTGAAGCAGACAGGCACCTCATCGGCGTAGGCCGGGAACTCGAATCCCTTGACGGCAAGGCCAAGGCTACGCTTCCCGTTCATGTCACGGAAGACGGGTTGCGGTTCTACAAGCGTGACCCGGAAGGGGAATGGCAACGCCTCCATGACGCGGAACAGGACACGCTCACCGTGGGCACCTTGCAGGCCGTGGTGGATTACCTCAACCAGAACCCCGACGGGCTGGAACTCGACAAGCTCCTTGTCCACGTCTGCGATGTGACGACCGTGAGGGTTATGTCCGTCCCCTTCGGGGGCTGGAAACAGCGCACCACGTACATGCGGGCCGACGCCGTCATCCCTGCCCACCGTTTTGGAAGCTGGACCTCTCCCGACGAGTTCGTCCCCTATCTCCAGTCCTGCTTTGTCCCCTCGGATGATCTCGACGCGCTCATCAAGATCAGCGGCAATCTCGTGGACACCTCGGAAGTCCGCGTACAGGACGACGGCGTGTCACAGGAAGTGTCCATCCGGCAGGGCGCGGCACGCAAAGCCGAAGTCCCCGTACCGTCCCCGGCGGTCGTCTTCCCGTTCAGCACCTTCGCGGAAGTCGCGCAACCCGCGCACAAGGTCGTGTTCCGGCTCCAGTCCAGCCCGCTGGCCTGCAAGCTCATCGAGTGCGACGGCGGCGCGTGGAAGCTGGAAGCCATCGCCAACATCCGCACATGGCTGCTTGAAAACCTGCCTGAAGGCGTGAAGGTCATCGCGTAGCATCCACCCCCCGGTTTGGCCTTTATCAGACCGGGGGCTTCACAGGAGAACTTGCCATGCCTTTCCAAGACGCCTATGAGCGGATACTTCAGTCCACGGGCCTGCGCACGCAAACGGATGTCGCCGCCCTGCTCGGCGTGAAGCAGAGCAGTATTTCGGATGCGAAACGGCGCAACCACATCCCCGATTCTTGGATCTTGACGCTTTTCAATAAGAAAGGCCTCAATCCCTCGTGGATCCGCACCGGCGAAGGCCCGCAGTATGTGGCGGGAACGGATACGCCCCCGACGCCTGTTTTGTCGGAACAGCAGGCGGCAGAGAGCCTTGAACCAATACTCCGGGCGGCCCTGCTCGGCGTGGTTCCCGAGCTTGCGGACCAACTCAGGCAAAAGATGAACCCATAACATCAACACGCATCATACGGAACCGGAATGAACGACAACGACGCTGAAATCATGGAACTCGTTGATGAGGTCAGAAGGTGCGAACGCGCCGTGCAACAGGCAAGAACGCCCTTGAGGTCGCCAAACGTGACGCCGCCGTCGCCGCCTGCCCCTACAAGGAAGGCGACCTCGTATCCGGATGGGACCGCGACGGCACCAGTCCGGCAAAGGTCGATAAAATCCTCTTCACCCCCTCCTACCCCTACTACGACCTGCGCGTGCTCCCCATCACGGAAGGGGGCAAACCATCCCGACGGCACAGGTACGCCTACAACGTGCTGGATGTAACACCATACGAAGGCGACGAATGACCCCAAACGAAAGGCGGCTCACTTTGATGTGGGTCGCCTTTTTTCTTTGGGTGTTGTGGATAGTATGCAGGGGCGCGGCTGCATGAACAACGCGCGAGGTGAAATATGCTGACGGAACAGGAAAGGAAGTGGCTGCGGGGGCGGGACTTACGCGCTGCGCCTTGTGATAATGAACTTCCGGGAATCATTTGCGACTGTTGTGTTGAGATCATTGGTGTTGTTTGCCCATTGAAACCGGACTACCGCGACGCCGCCGAGTTCGAGGCGAGGGTGGCGGAAAAACTTACACTGGAAGAGCCTTGTCCTCTTCCCGAAAACGCTGACCTTGATGATTGTCCTTACTTTACCGAAGACGATGGAAGCGCATTTTCGTGCAGATGGTGCCGTCTGAAAAGAGCCCGTATCGCCGTTGAAGAGGAGATGGACGAATGCCTGAGCCCCAGATTGTAATAGTGGTCAACTCCCTCACAGAAGCCCACAAGCTCGAACGGGAACTTGTGCGGGATAGACAGAATGCATGTGGCTACAGGCCGCGTCAAAAAGATGAATGCAGGTTTTGCAAGCACGTGGGGCGCTACTCCAGCTACACATACCAAACAACCTATTTTTGCAACTTGCACAATTTTTGTGTTGCTGCACGCGGGATATGCAACGACTTTGAAACAAATATACCGGGGGAACGAACCAATGACAGCGCAGGAGTGGCTTGACGAACTGGAGCGGCTTAGGAAGGCGGCGACGCCGGGGCCGTGGAAGCATGATAAATGGATCATTAAATCTTTGGAAGCTAGAAAAATTGCGCAAACGATAAACTTGGGCAACTCTGCATACATCGTCGCCGCGTGCAACGCCGTGCCGATGCTGGTGGAGATGCTCAGGATTGCTGTGAGTCTTATTGAAGCTCAGAATGCACAGAGAGCACGCAAAGGAGAGAAAATGCCTGAGGGCGACGTGATGCAGTTGCTTTTTACCATGACGGAGCCGAAAGAATGATCACCACCGAAGAACTCGCCCGCATCCGTTCCGCCGCCATTGGCGACATGCTCGGAGACTCCAAGGAGCTCGACAAACTTGGTCCGGCGGCTACCGTTTTCAGGCTATGCCGGGAACTGAAACGGGTGGAGCGGGAGGCGAACTGGCTGGCATACGGGTATACGAACGCTGTTGAGATGTTTGGACTTTGCCCCCTCAATGTAGATCTCGATAAATGTAAAGAGGGTGCGTGCACGGACTGTATGCGCGAAGCGGCACACAAAGTCGTGGAGAAAAAATGAAACCGAACGATACTGACAAGAATATGAATCCAACGAAAGAAGAGTGCAACCATTGGCGTAAGAGGCTGTCCTCACAATTCACCTGCTTCAATGCGGCCCATGCTGACTTCACCCTCCGGTTGCTTGATGCGCTTGAAGAAGCGGAAGCGAATCGGGAAAAGATGAATCAGGAGGCGGATGTCCTCAGTATCTGGCTTGCAAACGCATATATCGACATTGATTTACTGCCCAATATCGAATCTGGAGCGATGAACCCACCGTTGCCTGAAGATGTACGGGAAGCCGCACGCGAGGCCGTGGGGGAAGGGAGATGAACGACAATTACATCAAGGCATTATCCGTCCAGAACATCGCCAAGATGGTATACGCCATGCAACTGCATTGCGAACCGGGTATGCCTCCGGGGATTCACTTGGGAAGCATTTATGACGAAGTCTTTGCCGTTGCAGATGGTAGTTGGCTTGTTTGGCATGACCGGACACCGCCTGAGTATGGCTTTATGACAGATGAAGAGTTCAGGGATGTTTTCATACCATACAATGAGCTTCCAGAAAAGATGAAGGCGATATGTGATGCACATCCCGGATATGATGAATGGGTAGATATCAAGAATGCGGAGGAATCATGCCCGAAGAACTGACGTTGCTACCGTTACCGTGCCCAGCGTGTGGGCACCCTGCCGGAATTGCTAGAGCGAACGGTACAGGCTGTGCGTTCGTCATGTGCCAACATGTGAAATGCGCATTTAGTGGACCCATCAAAACAACGAGTGAAGCCGCCGTTGCCGCATGGAACGCCCTGCCCCGTGCGCTGGAGTGGACGGACGAGCCGCAACTAGGAGCATGGAATTGGTGGAAGGATGAAGATAGCCGCATCCCTCGTTACGTCTATCAAGATGGAACCGTCGATATCGCTATGCAGATTGACCGTGTATCCTATCAAGATCTTGGTGGACAATGGTGCCCTATCCCCCAACCCCGCAAACCGAAGGAGTAGCCGTGGCAGTAGCAGAAGTAACGCTCATCGTGACCGTGATCGTCTCCCCTCTCGTAATCGGGGGGCATTCCGCGACGCACTCGGAGTACACCCGAGAGTATCCGCAGGTGGGTATATACCAGTGTACAGAACAGGCCGAGCAGATAATGGCACAACACGGGATAAATCATACGGTAGTTGCCGTATGCGTCCCCGCAAACAAGCACGAACCGAAGTAGCCCCGAAAGGGGCTTTTCCTTTTTCTGGAGGAGAACATGCGAAGACCCACCAACCCCGTAATCCCCTACCCGCACGAGGCCATCCAGCACACTCGCTGTGTTCTGGCCCTGTCCATGATCACCGTGGCGCTATCCCTTCTTAAGCCCGAAACGCTTCCTCAGCTTGGCGACCTTGGCAGGCAGGTCGAGAAGGTCAACCGCTGGATCGACCGATGTAGCGATGATGTCCAGCGCAGGCTGTCTGCTGGCGCAAAGCGAGATCTCGACAGGAGGTTCCATATCCTCGCGGAACACGTCGATTCTGCACTTGCTGAAACCGATGACGCCAAGAAATGGAGCCTGTGGGCCTCTGGAGTGTGGGCCGGGCTGACCTTCCTTGAGGACGCCCGGAACACCTGCCCCGCCTACTTCCGGGGCCTTCATTGGCACAACCTGCTCAAAACGCTGACCACGCTGTGCAATGCGCTCGAAAAGGTCGACCCCCAGATAGCGGAGATCGGGACGCGGGTGTACGAGCGGGCCGCGTAGGGAGGACAAGATGGAAACACTCACCGCCGACGAGATGAGCGAACGGCTCGGCATCAGCCGGGAAACGTTCCGTAGAATCTGGAAAATATACCCTCATATCCCTGTGGGGCGCGGAAAAACGCTCCGCTCTGTCCGCTTCCTTTGGGACAGCGATACACTCAAAGAGGTTTCTCATGTCCATCAGGAAATACAAGACGAAGAATGGTATGCGATACGCGGCGGAAGTGTTCGAAGGGGGGCAAAGAATCGCGTACCGGGGCGGATTCTTGACCAAGCTGGAAGCCCTCAAATGGGAATCGATCGCCAAGGACTCCGCGAATATGCCCAAACGGTTGGCCTTGTATGAGGTCACGGCGCTCTATCTTCAAAAACGCGAAGGCCGATGCAAAAAGAACACTCTCATCTATAAGAAAAGCGTCCTTCGAAAGCTGAACAGGTTCATCGGCCCTAAAACCGAATTCTCAACCATCACAAAAAACGATCTGGAAGCCTTTCTCGAAACGGCCAAGGAAGCCGTGAGCGCAAAATCCGCGAACAAGTACCGTATCGAGTTATCAGCGCTTTACTCATGGGCCGCGCGAGATGGATACGTTCCAGTCAATATCGCGCGCCAGACTGAACCTTTCGCCACAGTGCAGGCTGTGAAATACATCCCGCCGAAAGGTGACGTTGCCAAGCTCATCTCCTGCGCTACAGGGTTCGAGCGGGATTTCCTGCTCTGCCTTCTCCATACGGCGGGGCGCATTTCCGAAATCCGCGAAATGGCGTGGGAAGATGTCGATCTGGAAAACAGGACCGTCCGGCTGTGGACAAGCAAACGCCGGGGCGGGAACCGGGAATCACGCACGATTGCCATGAGCCCTACATTATATAGCGTGCTGTTCCGTCTCTATGCCTTACGTGAAAATGAGCGGTTCGTTTTTGAAGCCCCCGGAACGGGTCTTCCCTACCCGCGCACCACGCCGCGCATCAAGTACCTTATGAAACGCCTTTGCGAGAAGGCGGGCATACCGTTCTTTGCGGCCCACAGCCTGCGCCACTTCATGGCTACCCATCTTAAAGACCCGCGCCGGGCGCAAAAGGTGCTTGGACACATGAACATCCGCACCACAGAAATCTATCTGCATGACCTTGGCGTCGACAGGGAGGCCGCAGGCATTTTTGAGGACATCACGCATGGAATCACGCATGAAGGCGATTGAGGCACGAAAAAAGGGCTTGTTGGATTTCAACAAGCCCTTGAAATTTATGGCGGAGAGGGGGAGATTCGAACTCCCGGTACCTTTTGAGTACACACGATTTCCAATCTTGTGCATGGGTATCTATGCATACGCATTTAGCTAAAAACAAAGGATATTACGGTACAAACTGGTATACACCAAACATCTACACAAAGTAAATCACGCATAGAATCACGTATAGAAAATCCCCCTCTCATGATATGCCTCATCAGGGGCAGAACATGGGAGGGGGATTTTTTTGTATATTCAATCCGACTTGTTCGCCACGAATCGGATCTCGTCAGGCCACGGACATTTCGGATCGTCCGGCCCTTCCCAAGGGAAGCCCTCCTGCTGCGGCAAATCGCGGAGTGCTTGCCTGTACGTCAACAGTGCGGCATAGTCTTCCCCGGTTATCGAAGTTTCGATATTCCCTGCGGTCTGTTCCTTGTGCCGTTCGACAAGCCATGTCGTCGCATCAAGGCGGCGGTCACGCTCGGAACGGATGCGGGCGGCGCGGGCTGGCGTTGAGTTGTACTCGGCAATCCGGGAGGCTTCGGCTGTTGCGGCCTCTTCATCGAGTCGGGCCTTTTCCGCTTCCCACAGCGTGACGAAGGGAGCGACATCCACTTCATAATCATCGGGCGTCAATGGGTGGTTGATGTCGTCCGTCCATTCGATATGGCCGTTATCGCCGTGCCACTGGAGCGCGTGCATATTCTCAGGTGCGGGGAAGTCGAACTGCAGCGGGGTGCCGTCAACGATGATGAGGCGGTCGGACGGAACTATTATAACATGTTGTTTCATATAAACTTCTCTGGTTGTTGTAATTATAAAAAGGTGATTCTATGATAAGTTTGTGGGTCAATCTTCCGGGAGTTTGACGCAGTACACCAGCTTGTAGTACGGGGGGACCGTGGAGACGGCGGAAGCTGTTGCTGTGTGCGTGTGAGTAGCGTCAGTGATGCCGTGAGCGTGTGCTTGTGAGCCACCAGCCGAATTAGTGGAGTTGGACATAAGACTCCCTACATCTGTGTTTCCTTCCACCCCTGCGCTATTATTGTTATTTCCTAGGTACCCATTCAGAGAATGATTATGGATCGCCAGCATATTCTCGGTAAGAGTGGTCCCCTGAACGGAAATATTGCTTGCTGAGTTAGCAACCGTAATCGTGGGGGTGGCGCTTATTTCTCCGCCCGATTCTCCAGCTTCATTGACATTCTTCACACATGCGATGAACCTGCTTCGCAGGTCTGGCACCGTGCCGCCTCGCCCATCGCTGCCGCCATCGCAAAAGAGCCAGCCCATATCGGGTTCGGACTGTCCCCAGAAGATGGGGTTGCGGTTGGCTGGCCCGCCGAGTTTCACGTTATAGAACGGCACGACTTCGCCGGGAATCCTCCCACCGCCTGCAACAGAAGCCTTCCAATACACCCCCGTGTCGGTTGTCGGATTCTTTGCCCCAACCCCCGGGACGTCCGGTCCGCTCGACTGTTGAGCCACGTACTCGATGCCGTTGCTTCCCATGACGTGGCACCCGGCAATATAGTCGAGCGTCGCTTGCCACGGGTAGACGCATCCGGATTGTTGGAAAAAGGCGTGTTGACCAAGCAGGTTGAAAAGCGCGTTCATCCATGAACGTTCAACCATGACGCCGCCCGCGTCCGGGTCGACCTGCGTGATGAACGGAAAGAGATCTCGGAAAGAGGGAATACCTTGACCCGTGGGGGTCGTTTCAGGGATCTGCACGGTATCCGCTGCATATCCCAAGACGTTGGGCATGATGCTAGGCGTTGAGGGAATAGGCATCTACAGGGCCTCCATACGGCTGAAAAACGCCGTTGTTGAAATTCTGACCGCCGGATCCGGCGAAACCGAAGGTATGTTTCGGGATGACTTGATAGACGTCATAGCCGACGCCCGCAGGCTTTGGGGGAACATCATCGCGCAGGAGAAGCGCACGCTCGTATGGCTGGAGTTTGAAGCCGATGACGTAGCGTATTTTCATTGTTCCGACATGCACGACGGCAATATGACCGCGATCCGAGAAAAGCCAATGAACGATCTTGTTCAAATCTAGGAGGCTGCCGTCGGTGATGTTCGAAGCTGCTTTCATCCAGATCAAAAGATGGTATGCGTTATCTTGAAGTATGAACGTGTTCGATTTGCTCTCATATACAAAAGGGCCGTGCCCAAAGTTGCTGAGGTTTGAACCGGAGAAACCGAACGGCTTGATATCCGTCGCCTCTACTTCAAGCGTACGCGGGATGGCTACGATGCGCCCCCACACATCAAGCCCCCATCCGAACGCCGTTTCGGGGTCAAAGACGGACTCATAGAACGCCGCAATATCCACTGTGGGCTCAATGGCGGCATTCATCGATTCGATGAGCGCCAGCAGCCGCTCCGAGTTATCGTATTGCGAAAGGAGCGTTTCGCGCCAGTTATCCACGGCCCGACCTCGCTTCAATGATGGTTACAGTGACGTTATCGGAGACGAGCGTGGGGGCTTCATCTATATTAATGGTGATGTAGTCGCCCCATATTGGCGAATCTTCACCGACGGGCGCCGCGATTTCGATACTCACCAAGTCGGTAACGCCCGTTCCGAGCACGGCGGAATAAAAGCGGCTGGCATACACCGTATCCCCGATATGAACGCGCTGGCCCGTATTCCCGCAGGCGTCAACGGTTTCTCCGTAGAACTCGGCGACAACGGCGGCCTTGATGAGTTCTTCGACGTTACTCGGCATTGAGGCATTTTTGCGGATAGTCACCTGAATGCCCACAGGGAGCGATTCCGGGCGCTCAAAGAGTACCGTCTCGACCGCTCCGGTTACCGGATCAGTCACAGTGACGCTGGTGTTGCCGTTGTAATCACATCCGGCTGAACAACGGGCGTAAATGGACTCAGCAATATCACTATCCGTCGCGCTGCCGACGACCGCAACATAGATTGAGTGCGGCTTGAGCGTGACGCCCTGTACTTCAAGAGGCGCGCTGGTCTTGTTCTCGCGCACACAGACATCAAGCACGCCATCCAGATCGCCGACGTTGGCATAGACGGCGGCGGCGACGCTCCGGGCGTTTTTCGCGACGCTGGCGTAGCGCCGGGACTCGAACGAGGCCCGGCTCTCGACGTTTTGCCCGGTGATCCCATCGGATTCATTAAAAACGGTATCCCACCCCGGGATTGTACGCACGATGGACGTCACGGTTCCACGCCGGATTTCAATCGGCCCCGGAACCTGACAGGCGAACTCCAAAGCGATGCTGCCGGACTGCGGGATCGTGCCTCCTGTCTGGCAGATCAAAACATTCCCGTCCGCATCTTTCGCGAGCGCCGGGGCGTCGCTGCCGATGCCGGGGATGACGGTGCCGGGAAGCCCCGTACAGGTACAGGGGACGACCGTGGAGCGTGCGGGCTGCCGGGTCAGAAAGTAAATTTTGGCGAGCGCGTCTTGATAGATACCCTCCGCAGTCTCGGGGTTGAACATATTCGCGAGGAACAAAAGCTGGCTGTTCTTGTCCTGCACGATGGCCGTTTCGGATGTGATGAGCTGTCCCTGCGGCGTGGCCGGATCCGGGTTCAGCCGATTGTCGAATGCCGCCTGCCAATTCGTTTCGACAGCGTCCCGGACGGTCGCGGTATCGGGTACGACCGGGCCGTTTTCGGTAAAATCGATACTAGACTGCGACATCTGCGGTTTCCCCCGTCTCTGTAGTGATGCGGATCGTCCCGCTCAAGATGCGTTTTTCAAGCCGAGAAAGCTGCGTATCAGCCTGCGCTACGCCGGGGACTTCAAGCGCACGGGCATTCGAGCGCGCCCGCACGAGCTCGGCGGGAGGGAGGGAACCAAGCTCGCGCATGAAGTACGGGATTCCGTCTTGCTGCGCGTAGTACGGTTCTCCCTGAAATGTCCGCACGTACGATGCGACGTCTTGCACGATGCGTACAGTTCCCCCTGCCGAAGCAAGGTTACCCCCTGCGGAGAGCGTCAAATTCCACTGTTCATCAAGACGTAAGGATAGGAGCCCCGAATCTACCACTTCGGCAGATGATTGCACTTCATCACGAATATTGGACAGCGCGCGTACGTTCAAAACCGTTCGGAAATTCATGATGCTGCCTTATCTGCAAGCCGAGCCTGCGCAGCGGCGACAAGCGTTGCTATGTCCCGCCACTCTCCATCGCCACAGAGCACGTAGGTGGCTTGCCCGGCGGCTGCGGGCGGAACAAGGCCGCTTGTCCCGGAGGCAGATGCCGTCGCGCCCTGCATCTCGGGTACGGAGATGATGCCGTTGGTGACGCGAATGCCGTCACCGATTGCATTGCTCATGACGAATCGGGCGAATGGAGACGTTCCCTTTTCATTAAACTGAGCTTTCCATGCGTCATTGCCCGAAAGCGAAAAGGCCCATATCTCACCGCGTAGAGCACCACTTGAGACATCTGCGATAACAACGGCACCGTATCCAGCCTCAAAAGGACGATCCGCCACCTGCGCCCATTCGGTTCCATTAAAATATAATCTGCATGATTTGCGTATGGTTAGGATTGATGGGTATTCAGTAGCCGTTGCTACTTTTAGCTCTCCTATCTGCCCCCGCGCGCTCGCCAGATCCTCAAGGTTCCCACCAATCGCCACGTCCTTCACTGTGATCACGCCTCCCGCTTCGGTCGTCTTCCCGTCGACAAAGTTTGAGGCTTGAGCGCGCTCCAGAGCCTCGTTTGCCGTGGTTTGTGCAACTATCGCAGTAGACTGTGCTGCGTCTGCGGCTCCCTGCACTTGCTGAAAGAACCGTGTGGTTTGTCTCTCGAATTCGCTTCCGGAAAGCGGTCCTGTCGGCGGCTGGTACTGAAAATCAGGCATAACACCCTCCATTACTGTGGTTGTCCGGATATGCCGGAACCGGGCTCGACCCCGGTATGAACATGGGTTTCCAAGACCTTACCGTTACTCTCAACCGTCCCTCCCATGTTCGTGAGTCCGCCGGAGAACCGGGCCGGGCCGCCGTCGCCCTGCGCCGTGCCCGTCCACGTCAAGGATCCGTTGATGCGCACATCGGCGTTGATGGTGAGGCCGTTTTCCGCCGTCAGGACGGAAGTTTCCCCGTGCATCGTCAGTTTGGCCACTCCTTCGATGGTGACGCCCTCGTCGTCGACCAGCACATAGCGTTCCGGCGCGGCGTTCAAGAAGCCTCCGAGATAGAAGCCGTCGCCTTTGCTCATGGCACGGGCGGAACCCGGATTGACGTTCCCGTCCTTCCCCCGGCTCTCTTTGAGCGATTCAGTGTCGCGCATGGCGTAGACGGCGAGGCCGATGTCGCCCGGCTGCGGGTCGATGACGAGGGCATTTTTTCCGCCTTGAATGCGTAGGTACGGGAGCTTGAAGAGCACGCTCTGCTCCTGCGCCTTCTGTTCGCCCGTCACCAAGTTGATGAGGGGTTGCACGTCGACGAAGCCCACCGGGGAGACGCCCGAGCCGGAGACGGCGACCACGCGAACGGGTTCCGCCGTTGCGATGCGTCCGAGCATCTGGCTGATCATGAAGTCCTGCGCGTTGTACTCGCTGGAATTTGTCGAGAGGCCGCGTTGTCCCTGCATTAGTTCTTGTCCTTCTTCGGCTTCGCGCCGGGATAGCTTGCCTTGGCCTGACTCACCCACTGCGTTGCGCCGGGATAGCCTGCCTGCAATTTGTGGCTCAGGCTCACGACCTGCCAGAGGCCTGATGCGCGAGGGACGATGCTCTCGATGCGCACCGGGCCGCCAAGCTGGAGCTTCGGCTCGTAGATGCCTTTCACCGTCACGCCCTCGTTATCGAAGCTCGGATAGCCAATCATGCCGCTTTTCGCGGACCAGAGGGGCGTCGAGCCGCCGTCATCGCTGCGAAGCGTCGCAAGCGGGGAGATGACCATCTCGCCATCATCCACGATGAGGTCAATACGAGCATCGTGGGCAAGCTGCTGCGCCTGTTCCATCGGGCCCCCGACGATGGCGACATTGCGAATGGAAACGGACACGCCCCTGTTGACGAAAGCGAGCCCCATTTGCTTCGCAAGCCCCTGCATGAGCGTGGCAACGTCCTGCGCACCCTGCGCCGTCAACGGCGGCACGGGCGTAATGCTGGCGACGTATCCCGTGATGCACTCGACGTCGAAAGAAGGGTCCGGCGCCGCGTTGAAGTTCGGGACGGCGCTCACGATATCGCCGGAGAATGCCAGCGACATCCCGTGCTCTTCATCGCCCGCGTACACGGCAATGCGGTTTTTCGACGCCTGCAACGGCTTGAACGCCAGCGTCGTCAGAGTCTCCATGTCCGCCAATGGCATGTTGAAAATCTTGACCTTGGCCTTGTTCTTCTCTTTCCCACCGGGTTTCTGAATGTCCACATCCATGCCGAGCCGGATGATCTTGGTGTTCGCACCTTGCCCGGTAGCCGTGTTGAAGCCGCCCTCGGCGAGCGTGATGTGCGCTTCAAGCAGCTTTTTGGTGAAGCTCGTGTTCACAGCGTTTCCCCTTCTTCGACATAAACGAGCTGGAATCGGTCGCCGAGGCCCGACCAGTGTGGATCCTCTTCGCCCTGCATATCGACAAAGTAGAGCTGCCCCCGGAAGACGAGATAGTCGTACAGCTTCAAGCCGACGAGGTTACGGCAGATGACCCCAGACCAGATGACCGTCTGGTCGACAGCAAGGTCGCAGTACAGGTTCACGCCTCGGGAGATGAACCGGAGGGTGCAGTTCTGTTCCCCAAGCACAATCTGGAGGCTCTGGTTCGGCTCATGCCGGAGCGGTACGGTCATCATCAGAAAATCCCCTCGCCTAGCTTTTTCAGTGTGCTTTTTTGCGTCGTCTGCCCCTGTTGTTTCCCGGCATCCGTGGTGCTTGCGTCGGTCGGATTCTTTGCCTGCGCCTTACTGATTGGCTTTATCGTTTCGTTGCTGTACTGCGGCTCGACCTGCCGGATCTCTTGCAGCATGAGCCCTACAAGCAGCCTGTCCACACCGTTTTCGGCCTTGCGGTCGTAGTCGTAGGAGACAAGGTTGTAGTCGAGAAACGTTTTTTCCGGGGTGACGATGCTCACGAGGTCGGTGCTTTCCGCCAGCTTGTCCAGCGCCGTCAGAAACGCCGCAAGCTCGTCGCTCTTCCCCGTGCGGCCCAGCACGACCGATATCGCCGTGGGAGAAGCGACCTTGTTGTAATCCGCGAAACTCCCTTTCTCGACGGGGTTGGAGCTGATTTTGTTCTCGGCCTTGATCGAGCAGGAAAAGAACGTGTCGAAGTCGAGGGCCTTGGCGCCGTCTTTATCGAAAATCGACCAGTTGCCGGGCTGTCCCGGCGGGAGCGCGCCGAATGCCATGTCAGTACCCGAATGCGCTGTCTGCTTGCGCGGTTTGATTACGAAGTGCCGGAACCACTCCTTGGGCCATCCCCTCCGCATCTGTAGCCTGCGTGTAGACCTTGACCTCACCCACATTGGTGGTTGACGTCATCTGACGCGAATTGTTGACGTTGCTCACGCTTCCCGGACGCGCATCCCCGGCGCGTACCTGCGGCGGCAGAATAGACGGGCGGACATCATCAACCCGCATCGAATCGGCGACCCCGCCGGTCTTAGCCTCGGCCTTCGTTTCTTCCGGGCGCGAAGACTCATCGCCGCCGAGCCAATCCTTGATCCAGTCGGGAAGCAAATTGTAGAGCTTCTGGGCTACCCAGTTCAGCATTTCGACAAGCACATCATTGATTTTGGAGATGCCTCCCCAGATCGTTTTGAGGGCTTCGATAACGCCTTTTCCGTCCAGCGTAAGAACGGAGTTGAAGAGCTTGGCGACCCCCGAAAGGGCATCCCAGACGCCCCCGAGAATACTTTTGATGCCTTCCCAAATAGCCTTGAAACGAGCCCCGATTTCATCGCCAGTTCCGAACATCGACCAGAGCCCGGAAAGTGCAGATTCTCCGCCTTTGATGTAGGTAATGAGATCGTCGACAACCAGCGCGATCGCGCCGATGCCCGCAATCAACGGCGTAAACGGCGCAATCGCAGCCCATGCCGCCGTCGCCATCGCGCTCAACGCCGGGAGCATGAGCGTCGTAATGACCCCGGCTAACGCCGTAAAGAAGACGATCACGAACTGCTTGTTTTCTTTCACCCACCCGAGGAGATCGCCGAGCAGGTTCGTCAAAAACGTGATCGCAGGGGAGACGGTGCTGGCGAAAAGGGCTGAGATGGTGCGCCAAGCTGTATTAAGACGCTGTTGCGCTTCCCGTAGTTTCTGTGCGTTCTCAATATCTCGTTTGTCAAAACGGGCCTTCTCCTTTCCCGTTTTGATCAGCTTTTCAAGCTCTTTTTCCCCCATCATGATGAGTTTGATGCTTTCAGGATCGAAGCTGTACTGAGTGAGAAGGCCGTGCGCTTTGTCTTTCGGCATTTTTTCTACAGCTCTGGCAAATTGCAAAAGCATATCCGCGGATGAAGTGGCCCCTTCTTTGACTCCCTTTAAAGAGATTCCAATATCCTCAACTGCGTCTTTGAACGGCCCGGAGTCATGGAGGACGGCATCATACATCCGGTCGCTGACGTCCCCGAAAAGCTGAACAAGATCTCGCGTCTCAAGCCCAACTTTTTCCGCCGCATTTTGCCAGCCTTGGAACTCTTTGATATCCATCCCCAGAGTCTTGCTCGCCGTATCAATTTCAAGGGCTGCTTCGGTAAACTCCGCGAATTGGCTTTTGATAAAGGCAACACCACCGATTACCCCAAGAACTTTCGTGAGTGTTCCTTTAAGATTTTCAAAGCTGAGCGCGCCCCGATTCCCTGCCTCTTCGAGTTCCTTTCCGGCAGAACGGGCAGACGAGCCGAGATTATCAAGGCCGCGTCCACCTCTTTTGGCTGCATCAGATACATCACGCCCCGCGTCAACGGCTGCGGCCTGCACGCCGTCCAGCCCCTTTTGTGCGGCCTGCACCTGAGCCTTGAAATCCCCTGCGGAGAGGATGAGAGAAACGACGAGTTCACCTGCGTTCATGGAATTTGCTCCAGAGGCGTTGGTTGTGGCCGTCCACGGCGATGATTTCCATCAGCTCGTAGGCATCGGACAGGCCGTACACTGTTTGCATTTCGTGCAACGTCGCGAGGTTCCGGCTTACCGGGATGCCGACGCATCCGGGGAGGTTTGCGTAGTCCCGGAGCCCGAGAGGTTGAGGATCTGCGACAGGCGGGAGGTCAAGCCCTCGCCGCCATGCAAAAAATCCAGACAGACGGCGATAGCCTCCCAACGCAGGCGGTAGATCGTGCCCACATCCTCGACATGGGCGTCGAGGTTTTGCGGGGTGAGCCTGATGGCATCATCGGGCTTGTGGGGGTTCGGGACGCGATAGATCTGCCCGAGAAGCTCGTCATAGAGTGGTTCGGCCTGTTCCCACCGGAGTCCTGAGAGCCCCCGGAGCCCGGCGGAAAGCAGCGCGGCGGTGTTCGATGACGCTGAAAGCGTTCGGATGTCGGCGGGAATCTCGGAACCGAAGACGGCGAGCAGCGCACGGGCGGCCCATTTTTCCAGCTTGGTGACGGGCATTTCCTTGACCTTGAAGGTCTTCCCGGCGTCGCGGCCCTTGTCGATGGCAATGATCTTTTCGTTGAGCATGACGGCCTCCACGGTTTAAAGCGGACTCGCGGTCCACTGGTCGAAGGTGATGACGAAGGCGCTCGCTTGCAAAGTCTGAGCGGCGTTGGGGCTGGACTGTACGGAGGTGAGGCCGCCCCGCTTCCCGGTGATCTTCCGGTTGATGCTCGGCATGGCGAACTCGGCATTGCAGAGCATCACTTCCCGGGCGGTTTCCTGATACGTCGCCCAATCTTCCATGATCTGACGGCTCGGGCTGTCCGCCGCGAGGGTGATTGTCACTTCCTTGTTGGTCGGCACCCACCCGAAGGAGGTATGCCCGTCAACGCCCTTTTCCGCGACGACTGGGGTATTCGTGGCGACGCTGACCATCGCGTCGGTGCTGAACCCCTCGATCTGCACGGGACTGTCGTAGAGCCCGGGAACCGTCAGGAAAAGCGTGCAGTTCGCCGCTGTAATCGTCATGTTGCCGAAGTTGTCAGCCATGTTTTACCTCATCACTGAATGGCCGTGGCAGGCATGACGATTTGCTGCACGCTGCCGCCGTCCATGTAGTAAAATTTGCATTCGGGGGACTGGCGTTGTCCGCGTACGGTCGCGCCGGGGTCCTTGACCTGCATGTACCAGCCCTGCGTTTCAAGCGTCTGGGAAACGTCCAGCCCGATTTCCGCGAGGAGCTGCACCTTTTGGGTGTTCGAGAGGGTCACTCCCGTGCGGATAGCCCCGAAGTCGAGAAACCGCGTGATGGTGTCGAGGCAGGCCGTGCGGATCATGCCGTAGCCGCTCTCGTTGTAAGGGATGCACTTTACGGCCTTGAACAGATCAAGGAGGTTAAGCTGGAGACCGTCTTTAATGGCGATGGCGTCAAGGTACGTGTCGAGCCAGCCCCATTTACCGGAAACCTGCCCATTCTGGAAAAACTTGAACTGGCTGGAGGCCGTGGCGAAGTCCGCATAGCAGTTGTAGCCATTGGCGATCAGCGCATCATAGTTCTCGTCGTTGTCGCAGGTTACGGCAAGCCCTTCGCCTTGCTTGAAGGCGAAGGTGAGCCGTCCGTTCGTCTCTTCAAAGTTGATGGAGGCCGCCGTGCCCATGACCCATGCGGCGAGCTCAGGCGTGTTGAACACGGGAACCGTCCCGTCGAGTTCGAGCACCTTGGAGATCTGATACCCCGCCGAGGCCGTGGAGCCCGCGACCTGCGCGGCGTTGTCGGTATCCCACATCACATAGACAAAACGGGTGTCATACCCGGCGCACCACTGGGCGAGCGCGATCTTGTCGTCAAGCTCGGGCTCCCATACCGTTGAGAACGTCACCCAGTCACGGGCGTACAGGAGCACGTTGGTCATGCAGTCGGGGAGCGTCTGGCCAGCCATGCCGACGGATTGGACGGCCCCGGACTGTTCGGTGAGCAGCAAAAGCGCGCCGAGGTCGGTCCCGGCTTCCGGCGGCGTCGGAAAGGCCACGGCGGAACTTGCCCCGGTCGTCGGGCTGTCGATCTGGAACGCCCCGGTCTGGCTGGAGTACGTCACCTTCGCCCCGGTCGCGCCCGCCGTCGTGAGCGCGGTCTGGATCGCCTCCGCAACCTGCGAGAAGCTGGTTGCAGCGGACAAGTCCACGGAGGAAAGCGTGTGCGACGTGTTGTCGATGGAAATGACCATCGCACCGTTGGTGACGGCCTGCAACACGGCGAGATTGCCCGTATACTTCGCGCCGCGCAGCCATGCGCCCACGGCCTCGCCGTTGTACCGGGCAAAGAAAATCTTGTCCGGGAGGCTCGTCGTGTTCACGTAGCCGGAGAAGTACATGGAAGCCATGCTTGCCTCTTCCGAAAGCGAGCCGAAATAATTGGCCACGGCCTGCGCGCTGGCGAACTGCACGACTCTGCCTGCGGGCAAAAGCTCGGACTGCGAAAGCAGGAGCCCGGCGAAGGTCAGGCCCGGCGTGCCGCCCTCGATAATGCGGGGGATGATTTGAACCAGTTTGTCGGCATTGACGCTCATTGCGCCCTCCTTTTGCTATGCCAGCGGATGTACGGAAAGTTCCGCGTCGGTAAAAGTATCCATCTCAACGTGTTCAACGCGGTTTGCCTGAACTAATACGTTGAGCATGAAGCGGGGATTGTACTGCTCGTCACCTTCCGCCTGCGTCATATCCTGCGGGTCTTCGACGTACAGGGGGGCGATCCCGTAGGTCCGGAGGAAGCGGCACCCGACGCCGTCGCGTAGGAGCGTTGCGAGCGTCTGGGCACGGTCGGCGGCGGTCGGGCCGTAGACGTCAAGCTGGACACGGCGGCGCTGCGGCTGCACGATGGCCTCCCCGCCGCACTCGGTCTGGTGCAGGTTCGTCGAGAGGCGCGTCATGGTCATCGGGGTGACGAGCACGTAGCTTTTCGTCTTCGGCTTGCTCACGCGGTTGACGTAGCCGCGTACAACAACGGCGGAATCGCCGAGGTAACGCTTACAAAAATTGCCGAGGGCCTGCACGAGGATGCCGTCACTCATCGTCTCCCCCTTTGGGCGGTTCCGTGGCCCCGACTTCCGGCGGCGCGGTTTCCCGGAGCTTCACGCACCGGATTTTCGTCCAGCCTGCCGTGGGATTCCAGCGCTCCAGAACTTGATCTACCTGCCACTCGGCGCCATCCCAGTAGAGAAGATCGCCGCCCTGCTCCGCCGGACGATCAAGGGCCGACCAGTCCCCTGAAAGATAAAAGTCGTGCCAGATCGTGTTCTGGCGCTGCTGCACGAGGAATTGCAGCGTCTTGTCGGCGACAGGCTGAGGCTGCGCCATGACTTCAACGGCGGGGGCCCATGCCGGGACCTGCTCATACTGCGCGTTTATGGTGAAGCCTGTGGAGACGAGAATCACGACCGACTGGAAAGGGTTCACGATGCTGATAAGCGGACGCACAAGTTCATGGAGATTCATCTTTTGACTACCTCGTAATCGATGGACTTGAGCAGGCTTCCGGAATCGATGAGCGTCCCCTTTCCCGCGCCCTTGGCGTTCTTGCGGCGCTTGGTGGATTCGGCGTTGTCCGGGGGCATATTGCTCTTGATCGTTGCTTGAATATCGTCTGCCATGCGGCGTCCCACAAGCCGCATCGCCTCTTTCGGCGTCCGTCCGGCTTCCAACGCTTCCGCGAGGTTATCGCACCATGCGTCTGCCTTGGCATCGAGCGTTGAGCGCAGGAAAGGCCGGGAGGGGATGGTGACGGTGTGGGCTTTGACCGACGCATCCTGCGCAAAATCACTTTTGCCCTTCTTCACGAACCGATTCCCGACGCTGCCGTCACGCTTCCGCTTGAAGTACAAGGTTTGCGTCCGCTCAGGGATTTCGATTGTTGCGCCGTATTCGTTGTACGCCGCATACTCCGCGACTGGGGTACCGCCTTCTGCCCGTTTCGCGTTCTCAAGGACCCCGGCCTTCACTATGATATCGGGAGTGATATACCGCTTGAGCAGCTTTTCAAGTTCTCCGGACACCATTACCCCCACGGATGCCAATACCGGGCGGCATAGTAGCGCCCGCCTACGGCATAGGGCTGGATGGCCTGCCAAAACGTCTGTCCGCACGGCGTCTGCGCGTAAAAGGCTTTCCCGGTGTCCTGGGGCACGGAGAAGCTGATGCTGACAGTTCCTTCCGTCGCCGAGGCCACTGGCCCGGCCTGCCCCATCGGCCACAAGGCCAGCGTCGCCAGATGGCAGACGAGGAGGTACAGCAGCGTCTTGCGGATCATGACGCCGTGGGCCGGGTCGTAGGGAACCGGGGATGAGTTTGTGTTGTCCAAGAGCAGACAGGCGACGTCGAATGCCTGCCGAAGCTGTGCATCGGTCAGGAGGGGCTGCCCGGTCTTCGGATCGACGAAGCGCGGGTATGCCTCCCGGAACTCCTGCGGGTCAAAGACAACAACAGCCACGGTTTAGAACCCCGCCTTGCTCTGGAGCGGTTCGGTCTGCGCCTTGGCTACGTCCACGGGCTCCAGCCCGTTGCGCAGTTCCGCCCTTTCGTCGGCCTCGTCCACGGCGTCGGCCTTGCGCGCCTGCGCGAAGATGAGCCCGGACTTGAAGATTTCCATGTACGGGCCATAGGTCTTTTCAATGTATGCCCAATCGTCGGCGTTCACCCGCGTCAGCCCGAACGCGCCCACGGGCAGCACGCCCTTTTCCTTTCCGCGCAGGCTGGCGGCGTTGCCTTCGATGAGCACCTTGCGTCCGTCGGGCATGGGGAACGTGATCCCGGTCGTCCGGTTCAAGGCGACCATCACGGTATCCGTCTTCGTCGCCTGCGTTGTTTCCGGGGCGGTATTCTTTTTGGGTCTGGCCATATCTCTGTATCCCTCCGTTGTTTTGGTCATCATGGCAAAAGAGCCGGGACGAAATCACCGTGAACAAAGTTCGGCTATGCGGCACGGCGAAGGCGGTACTTGCCCAGCATGTTCAGGTCGTTTTTCAGGGCCAGCCGGAAGGCTTCGATCACGTCGACGTGGTACGCCTTCACGCTCCCGAAACGGCTGTCCTCGATTTCCCGGATTTCGTAATCCATACGGCGGGACATATCGGAAAGCTTGCGTCCTGCGACGGAGTACGCGGCTGGCGTATCTGCGAAGACGTCAAGGAACCACGGGATGCCCTTCACGGACTTGTAGTCCCTGCCCCGCCCAAGTTCGTTCTCAAGAGCCGCAGCCTTGCGTACGGCTGCGGAGGCGGTTGCCATTGCGGTGGCCTCGCGGCGTGAACCAATTTCGGCCTTGGTGCGGATTGCCTCGTCGCGCTCGGCTTCGATGCGCCTGATGGTGTCCTGCGCGACCAGCACGGCGCGGGCAAGGATGGCTTCGGGGGTATCGTCCGGCTTGGCTATCAGGTAGCCGCCCGTCTTGCGGATGGAGGGGATGACCTCATGCGTCACCCACCGCTTGAACGCCTTGGCTTCGGGCTTGCGGGAACGCAGGATGAGGGAATACAGGCCCGGTTCGGAAATAATTGTCATTTCCTGCTTTCCACCGGGGGTGTCCATACTATGGACGCCCTTTTCATCCTCATCCAGAAGTGCAAGGCTTGAACGAGGGTTGCCCATTTCAAGAATATCGCACACGTCTTTCGCCACGAACCATGGTTGCACCTTGCGCTCAACAACGCGAAGGGAACCGAACTTTTCATGCTCGAAAAGAGCCAAGGGGGAATTTTCCATCGCTGCACCTCCATAGTATTTTGGAGATGATGCAGCATGGGAGGAGATGGGCACACCGTGAACAAGGTTCGTGCAGGCAAAAGAAAAGCCCCTTTCGGGGCGGAGGGCGGCGACGGTGGATTTTTAGAACGGCCTATGCCATGATAGCCTCATCTATAATATAAGGGGGATGATGTATGGCTACCTACATCAAATTTCTGGCAGGGGACTACGGGAAAGAAGAATATATTTACATTAAAAATAAAAACCAGTTGCGTTGCTCTTCAAAAATGTTTGGAGCAAAGGAACTTTTTCTTTCCAGTATTGCCTCTTGTGAAGTAGCCAACGAGGAATCGGTAAAAAAACTCGGAGGGACCTTGGGGGGCGCGCTTGTCGGCGGCGTCTTGCTTGGAGGCATCGGAGCGGTTGCGGGTGCGGTAGCTGGAGGCAAGACAACTGAGTCTACCGTCATTATTGAGTTCAAAAATGGAAATAAGGCATTGGCAAAAGTAAATAGCCCCATGATGGAGGTTATCCGTGCCTATCTTTTTGATGACCAATTGGCCCAAGAGCGTGGAGAACCAAACCCGCTTATACATCATGAACGTTCTCAGACGCCCCCTAAAAAAATTGCCCTTATCATTGGAGTGCTGATAACAGTAGTGCTAGCCGTATTGTGGCTGAGTTGTGCCCTCCAAACGCCGCCCAATACGAATGGGGCCTTGTTATGGGGAATCCTCACTATCCTTTCCGGACTGTATTCTTGGAAAACCTATAAGAAAATATATAAATCTTAATATATTAACTTGAATCCGAACAGGGAGAGAGGACCATGGATTTTTCGGAAAGAATTGCTGAATTGTCGAAAAAGGTAAAGAATCTGGGAGATAGCCTCAAGACCGAAGAGGCCACGAAAAACGCCTTGGTGATGCCTTTCATCGCGGCCCTGGGATACGACGTTTTCAACCCTGCGGAAGTCGTGCCCGAATTTTCAGCCCCCATCGGCGAGTATAAAGACGCCCGCGTGGACTATGCGATTCTTGTTGACGGCAAGCCTATCCTTCTTCTGGAGTGCAAGGCTTTGGGCACGTCTCTCGACATGAAGCACTGCAACCAGTTACAGCTTTACTTCCACGGGACGGAAGCCCCCATTGCCATTCTGACGGACGGCAACCGTTACCGGTTCTATTCCGACCTTGAAGCAGCAAACAAAATGGACAGCAAACCCTATATGGAGTTCGTCCTTGACGATATGGATGAAATGCTGCTTCCGGAACTGCGCAAGCTGGCAAAAGGCAAGTTTGATCGGGATGCCTGCATGAGCGCGGCAAACGAACTCAAGTACAACCGAGAGTTCAAACGCCTCATGTCCGAACAAATGGAAAAGCCGCATGAAGATTTCGCACGCTTTTTCATCGGCCAGACGTATGATGGACGTATCACGCAAAATGTTCTGGATCGCTTCACTCCAATTCTTACCGCTGCGCTTGACCAGTTCATCAACGACCGCATCAACGACCGATTGAAAAATGCCATGACGCAGCAGAAACCGGAAATTGTAGAGATAGAGTCCGAAGATACCCCACAAGGAAAAGAGCAGGATTCGCGTATAGTCACCACCGAGGAAGAAAAAGAGGCGTATTACCTTGTCAAATCGCTTCTGATGGGCACCGTTGATCCGGGGCGCGTAGCCATGCGGGACAGTATCAGCTACTGCTCCATCCTTCTTGACGACAACAGGCTCAAGCCTCTGTGCCGCCTGTATTTCAACGGAAAACAGTGGAGGGTCGGACTGTTTGATGGGGAGAATAAGGACGCAAAGGAAGACATCGAAAAACTGGAAGATATTATCCCCTTTGCGGATCGAATCCGGGCTACGGCCTTGAAATACGATAACAAGTAAAACTTTCCAACGTGGCGTTGCCCGCCAATGATGAAGAACATCCAGATGCGGGCAATGCCACTGCTTTTCTCTTTACATTTTCCGAGTTTTGTGCTGTCTTTTGTGCACGGGCTTCAGAACCCCGTAGGCGGACAAACGCCACCCGATAGCATGGCGCTTTTTTATGCCCTTTTTCCAAAGTCAAGAGTTTTTCTTGGCTGTCTTTTGGGCTATTATTGCATCCAATGTTTGCCGGGTGTGGCGGATATGTCCAAGCGAAAGCTAAAGGCCGCCAGCGGTTCCTACGCCGTTCTGAACACCCGGCGCTTTCTATTTCAGAGAGTGCAATTCAGACAACGTAGGAGTTGCATTATGGAAATGGCCCTAATCTTCAACGAATTTATCTTCACGCCTGTCACTCACCAAAACAGTCTCTGGATTCGTTCTTCTGAATTGGCTAAAGCACTTGGCTATTCCGACGACCGCAAGGTTGGTGTGCTCTATGCCCGACATAAGGATGAATTCTCCAATAATATGAGCGTGGTTCTCAATTTGAGTACCACGGATGTACCCGCTATGAATCGCATCTTTTCCCTTCGGGGCTGCCATTTGGTTGCGATGCTAGCGCGTACTCCTATTGCCAAGGCGTTCCGCCGTTGGGTGCTGGATGTGATTGAACAGTACGGCGACAGGGTGCCCGTTGCCGAACCCGTGACGCTCAACGACGAGCTGATCAGTGCGGCGGAACGTGCCGAGCTCAAGCTCATCGTAGACGCCAAGCTCTCGACCTACCCGGCGGCGGTGCAGGGCAAGGCCCGCGCCGAGATATGGGCAAAGTTCAACCGCCACTTCCGCATTGCCGAATACAAGCAGCTCCCGGCCCGGCTTATGCCCGAGGCCCGCGAGTTCCTGCTTTCCGTCCGTGTCCGCGCCATCAATGCCATACCCACGGCGGAATCCGCGATCCCATACCCTGCGCTTCCCGCCTCCAGCGTCTACGCCGCCCGCATCGCGGCCCTCGACCGCCTCGAAGAGGAATGGATCGAATTCGCGGGGGAAACCCGCTCCCGGCTCCACCGATTCGCCAACGAGCTCTTGCGCGTCAAGGAGAGCACTTATCCCGAACTGCTGAACCGGGTATGTTCCCGGCAGAACATCTCGAAGGATCCGCTTCTCGGCATCCTGCAATCCAACTCGTACAACGCCCAGACGTGGATTGACGCGGGAATCTCGGAAATGAGAGCGGCAATCCGTGCCGCGAAGACCGCGAACAGGTTGATGCTAGGGTAATCCTTGGCAAGCCTGCATGAATCATATAAGACTTTACCAACGGAGGGATTCCCCCATGCTGCTGTTCGATGATGGGAAAAAGCTTGAAAAGGCCGTCGGCGAGGAAGCCGCAAAAGCCATCGTGGAAGTACTGGAACGCTTTGACGAGAGCCAAAGGAACGCCAGTGCCACCAAGGGAGATCTGCGCGAAACGGAACTGCGGTTGCAAAAAGAAATTCGGGAATTGGACCTGAAAGTGCAAGCGGAGATCGAAAAAATTCGTGCTGAAGTGTTGAAGGTCAAGTATGATCTTTTGAAATGGCAAATCGCCATAGGGTTTGCCCTTGTCGCAGTTATGGCCAAGGGCTTCGGCTGGCTCGGATTCTAATAAAGAAAGAATATCGTAGAAAAGGGGTGACTTTAAGAGCCGCCCCTTTTTGTTTTTCTGCCTCTCCCTTCTGTTACTGACGAGTTAAAAAAGATAAAACTTTTTTGAAAAAATTGTTTATTTTTTCAAAAAATGGTGCTATTGTATTTTCAACGAAAGGGTAAAGGAGAAGCCACCATGAAGCTGTACCACGGAAGCATGATTGAACATTTGGCTATCTCTAACTCAGGAACAGGGTTAGGGTATAACTTCGGCGCGGTGTTCTTTGCCCGCACGTATGGAACAGCAAAGGGATACGGGGATTACGTCTACCAGTGCGAAGTAGACGTCAAGGACATCTTTTTTACGGAAGACCTTCCGTATCTTGATGACGGTGCTGCGGGAACGGCTATACGTGAAATTATGGAAGAGCGCGGGATAGACGAAATCCATTTTGATCTATGCTGGCAAGCCGTGGTTTCGGAAGAACTGGACTTTCAAGAACGGGAAGACTGGGCAGACCTTCTCGGAATGGATGAGGACGACGCGGGTTGGGAGGCTCAGGCCATGCGGATCGCCTTTGCCCGTAAGCTTGGATTTAAAGCTGTGGAGATGGATGACGAATGCGGCAGCATTGCGGTTCTTCCCGAGTTCATAACGCTGGAAGCGGAAACGGAGGCAGACGATGAAGAGGAAGACTAAGATAGACATCGACGATCTTATCGATTTCAGTTCAAAGCTGGTGAACTCGAATTCCAGCATCGGTATTCGCTTGTCGTCGGGTGCCGCGCTCTCCCTTCCGTACCTGTCCACGAGGACATGTCTTGCGGCAGGGATTTCTATGCCGCTGGATACGGCAAACGGGGCCAAGGATGTGGGAAAAGTAAGTGCTCTATACAAAACACTCGAAGAGGGGGAGGAAGGAGAGAAAGCAGATACAGAGGCGGCATTGAAGAAAATCCGTAAAACAGGATTTGCCAGAAAAACAGAGTCTGTCGACAGACGGATTCGTCAACTGCTCATCCCTAAAGACGTACCCTCTGGGTATGTCTCTTTGTCTCCCCTCCCCTCCATTGGACTTTCCGTTTTGCTGTTAGGAGCCGTTACAAGGCATAATCAAGATGTCTTTTCAAAAAAGAAGGAAGGTATCAAAATTCGACGGGCACATCTCGCTTTGGGCGGGGCAAACCCTCAGAATCTAGGATACGCTGCGTCCAAGAAGGCGATACAATATCCTATTTTTCTTTCTACACCCAAATCCGTGCGCGGAAATGCCAGCCGTCAGGCGTCAGGAAAGGGAACTTACCTGATCCTTTCCAATCTCTTTGTGCAAACGGCAAACATCTTGACGAATTATACTATGCTCAACGGCGCGCCCCTCTTTGCAGCATGGGGGATGGGACATGCACTGGAGCGCGAGATGCATGGTCCCAAAGTTACCGGAGTATGCCTTGTTGTGCATAGCATCGAACCCCTTGGGGAGCATGAAACCGCTATTTTCGAGCCTAGCCAAAGATTAGGAGCGGCTTTTACTTTTGAAAAATCCCGTAACGGGAGCGACTACGCAAAAGGCTCCACACATCTCTCTTTGCAGCCCGGTGCAACGGGGCATATACGGGTAAGCCTTATCTTTGAACTGTCGGAAGCCCTGCATTCCATACCGAACGCCGTGGATCTTTTCTTGAACTTCGGAAAGTTCTCCGGTGGGCTGATCACTTCATACGACGCCCCGGCTTTGCATGATGACCGCTCTACGCTTCTAGAGTGCATTCCCACCGGGAAAGTTGTTTTGGATCGGCGCGACGTTATGAGCCCTGGAAACCCCATTGAACAGCTTGTAACCGCGATAGGAACGTACAGCGGAAAATGGCTGTCCGCAACGAATATCGGTTTTTCAGCAATCACAGACTTTCAAGTTCGCGGAGGGGCACGGGACGGACATCTTCATGCTTTTGCGGAGCCGCTGATCGGCATTACAGAATACGTCTCTACTGAAAAGAGGATGCACGGGTATTTCTGGCGCAGCCAGTGGGAAGAAGATTGCTTTTTGATGAGGGGAGACGCAACGGATGAGTGATGCACAAGAAAAAAAGCAGGGTGGACGCCGTAAAGGATCTGGACGTAAAAAAAAGGTTGAAAATCGTGCAACAGTAAAGACTGTATCTATGCCGGATCATGTCTGGGAACGGCTGAACGATGTATGTACGGATAGAGGTATCCTACGCTCACAGGTAGTACGGGAAGCAGTCGAGATGTGGCTGGACGCAAATATACAGCAGCTTGGAAAATGACGCCTGACTACGTAAAGAAAGCCCCAACCGCCTGTTTAACGGTTAGGGCTTTCGCATGGGGGGAAGGCAGCAGCTTTACATGCCTGTCATCTGCGCAAAGGCAAAGGGCATGAGCACGATACCGCCGTAGGTGGTGCCGACGAACTTCTGGCGGAAGCTGGACAGGTCGGGCACGACGCGTCCAGCACGCATCTTTTCTCCGAAGGCCAGCGTGCCGGATCGCTGCCCGTTCACTTCGGGGGCGATGAGGAACATGGTTTCCCCGGCGGTCATGCTGTGCAGCTCGGGGACGGTCACGATGTCAATGCGGGTGAAGTACCGCTTCAACATATCCAGCACGGACACGTTGAAATCGGTAGCCGCGCCGAGGCGAACGGCCAGTTCGGGGGAGAGGCAGAGCTTGAGGGGCGTGTCTTTGTCAATGAGGCCGCTGGACTGCTCGGAAAGCTGCGCGAACAGGGCGAGGACGTCATTGTAGATCTGCACCGTGGTCTTGTCGGCCCATTTCGTGGAGCCGCCCGTGCCCGTGGCCCCTGCGGTGATCGCAGCAGGGAGGTTCGGATCGTTAAGGATGCCGTAGATTTCCTTCCCGGCGACTCCGAGCAGGTAGAAACGGTTCTGGTCGATGTCGATGACGTTGGCGGCCGCACGCTGCTTGGAGGCAGCGAGGTTGACTTTTGCCGTGCTCGACATGTCCACTTCAAAGTCGCCGTAGGTGATGGACGTCTGGAAGACGTACTGCACGCGGGTCTGCCATTCGGAGTTCACGCCCGAAGTCGTGCCGTTGGCATAGTCGGAATACGGCTCGGTCTTTCCGGTCATTTCGTCCACGCGCCACTTCATGTACGGGGTCGTCCAGTCGCCCTTCTTCTCTTCGCCGAAGATTTCGCGGGCGCGCCGGGGCGCGGTCAGGATTTCGATGACCATCGGGTCGATATACGCCAGAAGCTCGGCGGGGACGGTCGTGTTCGGAGTAGTGATGAGCGCGGCGTCCTGCGCAATGCGGGCGCGGTTCTCCGGGGTTGCCCACATGCGGGCGCCCGGGAAGATAAAGCCGTAGCGCTTGGCCTGTTCAAAAGTCGGATTCATGTAGTACCTCCTACGCTCCGGCGGCGGCTGCGCCGAGGTTGGTGCGGGCCTGTTCCGCAGTTGTTGCGCCAGTTCCGCCGTTGGCCACGCCGAGCGCTCCGGTGGCGTTGCTGAAATCTTTCTGCATCAGGTTCGAGGTGTCGCCGCCGGATCCCGACGCTGCGGCCTGTCCCCAATTGCTGATGATGATCGGTTCCCCGATTTCGCCGGGCGTCTTGACGACCCACCCCGTATCGAGGTGCGTCCCGTCGGGGGTCCCGGTGCTGATTGAACCGTCAGCGGTGGAGGCAAGGACGGCCTGCCCCACCGTGGCCTTGGTCGTGGAAACGGCCCAATAGTCGCCCTTCACGGCCACGGTGAGGTTCGAGCCTGCCGGGACAGTCAGGGTACCGTCAGAGAAAATTTCGTAGTTCACGTAGTTGATGACGCGCTCCACGAAGCCGAGCACGGCTGTGGCGGTGCCCGCAACGTTGGTGGCCTGCGTGTTGTCGATCACGCCGGAATCCACGACAGGGAAGACGAAGCGCCCCACAGGGAGGGCCACCGCCGCCAGAGGGTTGAGCGGGGTGTAGATGCTCTGGTCGGGCGTCGCTTTATCGCCCGCAACGCCGGGAGCGACGGAGAGATTGACTTGGGACTGCAAAGGCATGGTGTGCCTCCTATTCTGCAATGGTGATATTGGAAAGCCCGGCGAAGCTGCCGGACATGCGCCCGACGGGGGCCGCGTCACGGGCAACGGAAGGTGTCGCCTTCTGCTTGCGGAGGATATCGATCATACCGGGCCATGCCTGCCGGGGGTACTTGCGGGGATTCTCCCCAAGCTGCTCCAGCGCGTAGCCGTAGACGTCGGACGCGGAGTCGAAGGACAACGGGTCAAGTTCGCCCACCAGCCCGCGCACGTCGCGCACGGCACGGGTAAGGTTCCGCATATGCTCCTGCGCTTCGGCGACTGCGGATGCCTTGATGCGGGCGGCGTCCATTGCGGTGAGAGGACGCGGACCACGGCGGCGGAACGCCCTGTCCTGAGCGGCTCCCTTGTCGTCCGGGGCTTCATCTCCGGTCGCGGGGGAATAGGCGAGATCGGCGAGGGAGTCGGTCAGCTTCTTTTTCTGCTCCGGTGTGAGGTCGGGGACGGAAGCGAGGATGCGCTTAATGGCCGCGTCCTTGTCCTCGTCCTTGCCGAGTTCGCGGCGTTCGCCCTCGGATTCGTGTTCCCGGTCAAGCTTGCGCCGTTCCTCGGGGTTCCGGATCAGCTCCTCACCGTACTTGACGCCCTCGGCAAAGGCTTTGCTCTCCTGCGGGTTCTCAGCGTCGAGGCCGCAGGCATCCATAGCCTTTTTCATACCCTCGGACTCATGCTCGCGGTCGAGCTTCCTGCGTTCGTCCGGATTGCGCTCCAGTTCCTCGCCGTATTTCACGCCTTCGGCAAAGGCGCGGGATTCGGCGGGGTCTTCCGCATCAAGCCCGCAGGCGTCCATAGCTTTCTTGGTTTCTTCGTCCATCGCTTCCTTTTTCTCCGGCTTCTCGTCGCCTGTTGCAGGGGAATAGGCCAGATCGGAGAGGGAGTCCGTCAGTTTTTTGACGTCCTCGGGGTCGAGTTTGGCGGACAGTTCACCGATGAGCTTACGGATTTCCTCCGCCTTGTCCTCGTCTTCGGTGATATCCACGATTTCGCCAGTCACGGGGTCGACCTTGTGCAGGTCGATGATGGCCTGCGCAAGCTCCACTTCCTGCTTTTCGATGTCCGGGTTGTCGTCTTGCGCGCCCCGGAACCATTTCTTAAACGTGCCCATAAGCGTTCCTTTTTTCGTTGAAGTTGGATGAGAATCCGCCACCACCACGTCCGGCCCGGCCCGCCCTTCTTCGACCAGCGCGACGTGGTTGCCTCGGATGTTCCGCATGATGAAATCGTAGGGGGTGCCCTCGTAGCTGCCCGGCGTGAAATCCGGGTCGTAGCGGTAGGCGCAGGAAAGTTCCCGGAAAGAACCGTCTTCGATGGCGTCGATGGCGGCCCGATCCCACACGGTCAGCGGCGCATCTACATACGGCGGGTTCCAGACCGCGCCCGTGCCCACCGCGCCCACGCGGGTGAGCTTCTGCGGCTCTTCCGCGCTGTCGATGTGGTGCTCGATGTGCAGCGGCAGCCCGGCCCATGTCTCAAGCGATGCTTGAAGTTCTTCCGGGTCCCGAAGCCCGTAATAGACAGCCTCGGGGTCAAGCCCGGCTTCCTGCCAGCCCGGAATCTCCCGCCCATAGTAGGGGTTCACCGTTGCTTTCGTGATGTGCGACGCCCCGACGTGAAGGAACCCGTTCTCGTCGGTTTCCCGCTGTGAGGGGGCCGCGTCGAAGGTGACGCCTTTACTTTGATACATAGACTAGTCTCCAAATTCAGGAATAACGGCCCGGTACGTGCATTGGCACCCCGGAAGCTCACCGCAAAGCACTTTGCGCTTCACGTCAGAGTCGTAAAGACCTTCCGCGATGACGAACTTTTTCCCATTCATGAGCTGGTGGGTATGGCGGCTCGTTTTCTTTCCCGGCACATGTACCCAGACGCCTTCGGTGATGCCGAGTTCCTTGTCCTGTACCCGCTTGATGGCCTCGGTCGCCTTGTTGGATTGATCGCGAGCAATGAATTCGGCCCGGCGCCGGGTGATCTCGTACCGCTTGTGCAGTTCGTCGGCGAGGAACTCCACGTCCCGGCCCATGCTGGCGGAACGCATTACAAGCCCGGTAACTTCGGTAATGTACTGCTGCGGAATGGACTTGATGATATTGTAATTTTCCAGTAGCAACGCCCGTTCCACATCATTCATGGCCCGGGTGCTGGCCTTCATCTTTACCGTGAAGCCCGCATCCTTGAGGGCCTGCCGCATCCCGGCTTCCGTGCGCCGCCTCGTACTGCCCACGAACTCCCGTGCAAAACTCTCCGCGCTTTCCCTCCACCGCTTCGTCCAGTACCGGAACAGGCTCTTGAGGCGGTCTTGCAGGTCACTCGCCGGGGACGCATCCTGTGCTATGCGGGTTTCCTGCTTCCTGTACTCGGCGCGCAGCCACCACACGACGGAACGCTGCATCTCGTCGAGAAGCGACACCAGCCGCTTCCGGTATTTCGCCCGGATGCCCGCGTTGGGCTTGATGGCGCGGATGACCTTAGCCATAGACGGCCCCTGCCTTGTCCACATCGTCGATGTCGGGCATCAAGCCCTCTTCCCCGGCTTCCGGCAGGGCATCAGGCATTCCATTGCCCTGCGGCACTTCCGCCGGGTCGATGTCGGAGAAGCCGCTGTCCGGGTCACTGGCAAGGGATTGCCGGGCTTCTTCCTGAGAGATGATGTCCCGATCCATGTAGACGGCGATGGTGTCGGCCTTGGTCTTCTGGAGCGTCGCAAGGGCCGCCCTATCCTCTTCGCCGAGGGGCGCGAAGTCGAACGTCACGGACGGGTCGATGGTTCCGCGCAGGTAGAGCTGGATACAGTCGAGCGCCTTCTTGATGCCGTCGCGCAGGACTTTCTCCTGCTGGCTCCTGACATGGTCGTAATAGTTGCGGATGTCCGATTCGCCCGTGGCATTAAACCCTGACGGGCTGATGCCGAGCAGCTTGACCGCCGGGGTTCGGTTCAGGGCGGCGAGGATTTCAAGGGACTGGCGCACGATGTCGGTCACGCCTGAAAGCGGGGTTTCCAGCTTGACCACGTCTTCCGATTCTTTGTCGACGGCAAGCACGCCGTCATTGGTCATGGTCTGAATCATGTACCGGATGCGGGTATCGATCTGAGCGGTGCCCCCGGCTGAGTACAGGATGTCTTCCATCTTCGTCTTGAAGACGGTCAGCGAAAACTTGGTCAGTAGCCGGGCTTCGGCGGCGCGGCATTCCTGAAAATGCAGGACGTAATCCCAGAGGATCTGCGCCTGCGGGATGCCCAAAAAATTGTAGGCGGGCCGCAGCAGCACCGGGCATTCGTTCGCAACCAATCGGATGAGGCGCGAGGCGTGCACCCGCTGCCCGAGCACCCACCACCAGCGCGGGCGGAAGTAGTCCGGCTCAAGCGGCGAAAGGCTGTTGTAGTCTCCGGGGAAGACGTTCACGGGGTCGATGACGACGAAGCGCAGCACGCCGTCGGGCCTGAGTTCGGCGGAATACGGGCTGACGTTCAGCGGGCGTTCCAGCTCTTCCCCGACTGCTCCGGTGTCGATGAAAAGGAAGGCCCCGCCCTCGTACCCCACAAGCTCGGTCGCCTCATGGAAAAGGCGTTGCAGTGCGAACCTCTTGCACGCCTGCGCAAGGTCGGTGAGCAATGACTCGTCGCCGCCCTCCCCTTCGCGCTTGAACTCAATCCATGCTCGGGTCATGTCGTCGGATACCGTCTCGACGCAGGCACGGATCAGGCCGTTCTGGGCAAGGTTCTGGAGGACGCCGTAGCCCATGAATTGCGGCGCAATCCCGACCCCAAGCTCAAGCGAGTGCTGGAGCAGGGAATAGACGCCGGAATCCGCAAGCCGCGCATCCATCGCAAGCTGCACCTCTTCGGGCGCGCCGAGCGTCTTCGCAGGACCGTACAACCGGCTGATGTCGTCGGGCGTAGGTGGCAAAGACTGAGCAAGGCCGCCGCGCACGTCCGGGGAGAGATTCAGACGGCGCGACGGTTGCACTTGAGGTATGGAGGTGGCGTGTCGATAAGTGCGCTTCTTGCTCAT